CAGAGGAGTGAATGATCTGAAGTTCTATCTTTATAGGGTAAAACAGTTGTTTGCATAAGAAATACAGATTGTTAAAAACACAACAATATTATATGAGCCTTTTTAACGTTCAAAAATATCAGTACAATGGACGAAATCAAAATTTTGCACAAATCTACTTTCCTTGGAAAGGAAATAGATGTATGGGGAACTTTTGAAAACCCATTATTTAGGGCGAGTGATGTAGCAAATTGGCTACACAACACAAATGTTTCTAACATGGTTAAAAAAGTTGACGAGGACGAAGTGACTAAGTTTAACTTAGGCAGTCGTCAGGGCGAAACTCTTTTTCTTACAGAGAATGGTCTTTATGAGATTCTTATGTTATCTCGCAAGAAGGATGCCAAGCAGTTTAAGAAAGGTGTAAAGAAAATCCTTCACGAAATTCGCACTAAGGGCGGCTATATTGCTTCAACCGACGCAGACACGCCCGAGGACATCATGGCTCGCGCTGTACTTGTGGCGCAGCAAACGCTCGCACGCCGCGAGGAGCGCATCAAAGAACTCGAAGAACAAGGTCGGCGGCAGGAAATCGTTATTGAACAAAAGGACGCACAAATTGATGCGCAAGACAAGCAGATTAAAATCGCAGCACCTAAAGCAGACTACTACGACAAAACACTTGCATCTACAAGTTGCATGACAACAACACAGGTGGCTGACGATTTGCATATAACCGCTCATACTCTCAACCGCAAGCTACAAGAAATTGGCATAATCTACTCGCAGTCTGGTCAGTGGCATCTAAAGATGCCGTACAAGAAATGGAACCTGGCAGGCACACGCACCTACAACTACCAATCAAGCAACGGCGAGGTGGTAACGAAAGTAACCCTTGTATGGAATCAGCGAGGCAAACGTTTCATTCTCGCGCTTTACAATAACAATTTTGATGTAAAGCGAGCTATCGCAGAGATAAAAGGTGACATATCAAACAAGTAACACAACCAAAAAATAGAGTAGATTATGAACAACAATAAATCAAACGAAAACGAAACAACCTACAAGGTAAGCAAAACCACAACCGATATGCTCAACATCCTACGCGAGTTTGTAAGTTGGCAGGATAAGGCTATAAGCCTGTTTGAAGGCAAAGAACAGGGTGACGAAGTTATAGAAGCAACGGTCGCGACATTTGACAGTATAAGAGGAGCTATCGCCGCCAACGTTGAGCAGAACCTTTGCAACTTGCAGAGTGGCAGGATTTAAATCAATACAAACATTAAGCACGGAGTACATCGCATTAAGTTACGGTGTGCTCCGTTTTATTTTGCTTATAATGCATCATTTTCGCAGCCTGTATAAAGTTATAAGCACCAACAAAAAACAGCCCAGCAAACCAAAGAAAAACGCCTAAAAATAAAATTGTTTACACAGCCTTTTTAAAATTCTTTACACACATTCATTAATAAAGTAATTTTGTGTTAGATAAAATTACCCATTAACGTAAACAGAATAAAGTATGACAATTAAAGAGAAAGTGCTTACTTCTTGCAAAACGTCGTTCGCGAAGTACGGTTTGAAGAAGGATGAACTTGCAAAGCTGGTAGACCAGATTGTCGCAAGTCGTGGTTTAACAGATGAGTCAACAGACGAGAATGTTACTGAAGCTATTACAGCCGTGGAGCCGTATGTTGGTATGATGCAAGCGGCGTTCAATAGAGCCGTGAGCGAAACAACGAAGAAGTACGAAGGCTGGGTAGACCCAAAGGCTACTCCGACACCTCCGACAAACCCACCGGCTCCTCCAGTTCCGCCAACAACAGAAACTCCGCTTACAGCCGAAGCTGTGGCGAAGATGATTGCCGAAGTAAAGAACGACCAGCAGAAGGCTGTAAACGAGGCGGTCGCAGCTGCTCTTGCTCCGTATAAGGAACGCGAGGAGCGCACAAGACTCGCAACGTTGCTGCAAAGTAATGAGAAGCTAAAGAACGTGCCCGAAGTATTCCGTTCACGCTATCAACTCGACAAAGAGGAAAACCTCGACAGTGTTGTGGAGCAGATTAACAATGATTTCACAGAAATGAAACAAAAGCTTGTCGCAGATGGAATATTTGTTTCTGCGCCGACAACAAGTACTCCGCAGTCTGAGCAGGATGATTTTATCAAGCGCATGGAAGGCTTCGCGCAGCGTAACGCTCCCAAGCCTGAGGGCGCATCGTAATCTCAATATATAGCAACAACTAAAATTTTTAATTATGGCTTATAAAGGAATGTTTTTCAAGAAGGTAAAGCCGACAAGTATCAAGGAGGCTTCTTGGTGGGAGGAAATGTGTGTCCGCAGACAGGGCGGTTATGACCTCGACCAGAGCAATCTTCCAGCTGGCTTGAAATGGCTTCCTAAGGGCGCTGTTGTAAAGCTTGGCACTGGAGGCAAGGCAGTTGTTATTAAGTCGGCAAAGGTAACGGAAAAGGCAGCAAGCGCGGCTAAGACCGTCAAGCTCTCAGCAGGCTCTCTTTACAAGGAAGGCGACACAATCGGCGGCAAGAAGATTGCTTCTATTGTAAGAGCAGAAAGTGGCGACACGGTAACTCTTACAGCTGGACTTGATGCAGAGCTCGCAGAGGGTGCCGTTGTTACTGACTACGACAAGAGCAAGGATATTCTTCTCGGCTTTGCATACGCGACAAAGGAGCTTGACCCTGACGCAGCGCAGGTCGTAGAGCCGACTCTGCGTGTGATGGAAGTCGAGGAAGACTCTCTGCCCTACCCGATTAACAGCGACATCAAGGAAGGCTTGAACGCAAACGGCATCGCTTTGTTTAAGATTCAGTAAGTATTAACACAGGATAACTTTAAAAATATAGAAAAGGTATGAATAGTATATTGAAGCAGCTATTAGACCCTAAGTCTTTTCAGACCTATATTGACGAGAACATGAAGACCTCAACATACAAGGCTTTGTGGAAAAACGAGATTAAGCAGGTAGACTATTGCGCAGCCAAGGTTTATCAGGCTAACCTCGCTGAATACACAGCTGCAATGGTTGGTTCTGTTATCGCCAAGAACGCTGAAAGACCTGTTCACCACATGCCCGATTTCGGTCAGCTTACAGGTTCGGTTGGTCGCTACGGTGACGAGTGGGAACTCGACAACGACTACCTCGACCAGATGCACCAGCTCGAGGGTCGCTATCGTGATGCTCAGGGTCGCAACTATACGCAGGCGCAGCTTAATGCGCAGTACGACAAACTCATTAAATTTTCTTTCCGCCCGTTTGAACGCGCGGTTGTTGCTCCGCACAAGCGTCTTGATATGCTTTACTACGAAGGTCTTTACTTGGGCACACAGACCGTCTCTCGCACGAACAATGCTAAGGCAAACGTGTCTTACACCTTTGACCTCGGCATTAAGCAGCTCGCCGTTACAACATCATGGGGCGAGGAAAATGCAACTCCGTTCGAGGATATCAAGAAGCTTAAGGACGAGGCGAAGGCACACGGTCGCAAGATTCTCAAGCTCCGTATGTCTGAAAACACATTCTACAAGATGTGCAAGGCTAAGGAGATAAAAGACACCTTTAAGCTCAACCTTGGCACGGTACAGCTCAATCCAGCGGTTCCGATGCTCACAACAGAGCAGGTAAACACTTATCTGCGTTCTATTTTGCTCCCGACAATTCAGATTGACGAAGACCAGTTTGTGACCCTCGCCGACGGCACGACACACAACCTTATTGCGGATGACCGCGTGGTTGCTCAGTGCGCTGAAAGTGTGGCTATCATAAAGATTTCGGACGCATTGGAGCTGGTAGACCCTATTCCTGGCGTTTCTTACTCTTCGCACGACGACAACCTCGTTGGTTACTGGCGTGACAAGACTGGCTATCATATCAACTATGATATGTGGGCGCAGCCTGTATTTAACGGTCTCAATGACCTCTATATCCTCAAGACTACGGTATAATCGTAGCCTTGGGGTAAAAATTAAAAGATGTAGTAGTAGTTATAGTTGTAGTATTAAGACAAGGTAGCATGACAATCTCGGAAGCCATCGCAAGCGAAATTCAGCCTTTCTCAACGTCGGACGAGGCGTTGGAGAAGATGTTTATCGACGCTGCCGATAAATTCGGTGCCTCGGAAAGCGTCGATGACGCATACAGTGTGGCTGTAAAGAAGCCTGTAGCGTATGCTGCAATGCGCATACTTTACAAAATGCGTACACTTTCAAGCGAGAATGTGGGCGGCGTATCACAAAGCTACAAGAGCGATGACGAACTGATTGACGATATGATAAAATCTATTGCCAAGGACGCAGGATTGAGTGCTGACCTTGTTCTTAATACAGACTCTGATAGCTATTGGTTGCAAAGTGTAAAGGTTTGGTAAGGAAGGTGGATGTATGAACTTCGAGGATAAACTGCAAGTACAGCTCAAAATATACAACGTTGGGTATGTTCAAATAGGTAGCGTGTTCTACGACATGAAGGATAGCGGAGAACCAGACTTTGATGTTAAAAACGAAAATGTCGGCAGCGGATACGACGCGCAGGGCAATCCGATTGAAGCAACGGCAACACGCTTTCTCGATTTTGGCAAATGTCTAATCTTTCCGAATACAAAGGCAAGCCTTATCACGTTGAATGATGGCAGTAAGTATCAATACGCCTACGAGGTGATAGCACCGCTGTCAAAGCAGAAATACAAAATGCTGCCAACGGAAGGGGATACTGTAAAAATAATGAAAAAAGACGGCACAATAGAAAAGGAGATGGAAGTCAAAGGGTTTGTTACCCTTAAACGACGCTATTTGAAATTGTGGCTATAAAACGCAGGGTATGATAATAGGTGACGACGCTGTAAGCGCGATGTACGAATACATTTGCAATAACCTGCCGAATATAGGAGTTGAAAAGGGTAACGTTTTTAAATATAAACGACCCAAAAAGCTTGATTCGGACAGTTATATTGTTATTAATCACTTGCCGTTTGTACACGAAAGTGAGATAGAAAACGGCATGATTAACGTAAACGTGCATGTGCGAAAAACAGCCTCTGATGAACCGAATACAAAGAAACTTACAACGCAAGCGAAAGCAATTCTTGCCTTGTTCGAGAATAGCACATACCTTGGCGGTGCATATTTTGACAGCTATTCTGATTCTCTTCCTACAGAGGACAACGATAATACATACTATATCAATCTGAAATTCAAAGTAACGTATAACAACTTAAAGAAATAAAATATGGCAAAAACAGGCAAAGACGGCGTGTATGGCATTGACGAGTTTGCAATCGCTACCCCTGCGGAAAATGGTGCTTATCCTACCAGTTTTCCATTTAAATTTAAGGCTATTGTACAGGGCTCTTTGAGCTTTAACGACAACGCGGCATCTACAACAGACGTTGAAATCGAGGACTCAGAAGACCCGTACGCAGTATTAACCTCTTCGGCTGCAACTAAAGGTTTTACGGTTCAGACATACGACATGTCTCCTGAAACGTATAAAGAGATCCTTGGTTTTACTTCAACTGACCAAAAATGGAACAACGAGCAGCCAACAGAAACAGCGGTGTTCAAAGCTGTACAGATTAAGACAAAGGTACTCGACGACATCCCTGCAAAGGTGTTCCAATGGGCAAAAATGAAGCTTACTGTCACCCGTAGTGGCTCTATTGGCAAGACCGGTCTTCCAAATCTTAACATTGAATTCCGTCAGATGGCAGTAATGGATGCAAGTGGCGAGAAGGTTTCTGGTCATCGATGGGCATACCTCGAGGACGTTAAGACAGATGTCGAGAAAAAGCTTTAAGTATTTGCATAGGTTATATAATTTCAAATCGTTAATTAGCGGCGAGGCAAGGAGAAATTCTAAGCCGCGCCGCCTTTATTTTAAGCATACAGCTATATGAAAACATCAGATAAGAAACACGTCGCTGAAACGCTCAAAGAGCAATCAACAAAAATAAAAGTTGGAAGATTTATTTTTAAGGTCAAGCCGCTGACTCTTATGCAGATATACGAGATGTCTGTCATTGCGAATGATATTAAAAAGCCTAATTGGGAGCTTGGTGATAAAATAAATGTTATTAGCGAGACTATATCACACGGCAATGATGCACGTTTAATGTGTGAAATATTTGTTATTTGTGCTTTTAGGAAAACCTGGAGGCGCAAAATGTGGTCACGCTACATTAATCATCATTTACAGATTGAAGCGTTCAACGACCTTATTCAATTTGTAAGTCATTCTTTTAATGTAAATTTTTTCTTAACCTCTATAACTTTCCTCACCCAAACGATAGCAATGACAGAGCCGACAACGACTCGCCATGGGCAATCATCGGAGGAGTAATGAAATACTTTCGTATGAGTTACGAGGAGGTCGTATTTAATCGCTCATACATTAATGTTATTCTTCTCAACCGCTCAATACCTTCATGGGATAACCCAGACAAAAAAGGAGATGAAGGTGGCGACAAAAAGAGAAAGGAAGAAATAAGCACTTGCAAATCAATAAATAAATCAATACACGCATCAGACTTCTTTATGGATATGATGTGATAACACAATATACATTATGGCAGAAGAGATACTTGGTATTAGTGGGCAGATGGATATTTCTGATATTCAGTCTTCGCTCGACAAGCTTTGCGATAGCTTAACCCGTGTTGGAGTCGACACTGACGCCTTATCGTCAAGAATGACAAAAGCCCTAAATGACATTGCCAAATCTGACGACGATTTGGCAACCAAAACGCAGCAAGCTATGCAGACTCTGAAATCTGCTATGGATGAAGCGTCTAAAGGTATACAGAATGTGCCCGACATGATAGACAACGCAAACAAGCGCGTAGAGACTATTGAAGGGACAATATCGAAGCTTAATGAAAAATTAGCTGAAACAGAAAAAGGAACGGGCGCTTTTGATGCGCTAACAAAGCAGCTTGATGCACAAAAACAATCTCTACAACTTGCAAAAGAAGATGTTGTTGAGCTATCAAATTCATACAATACTGTTAAAAACTCCATATCAGAAGTAAGTGGAGCCTACCAAGCATTAGGCGCATTGTCTACGGCAACCACAGGGGCGAACAGTGCTCAGTCGGTAGCAAATGCTGCTGTGGTCGCAAGCGCATCTACGGCAGCAGCGGCAGTGACAGCGGAAGCTGGAGCTAACACCGCATCTACGGCTGCGGCTATTGCAAATACGGCAGCGAAAGGAGAAAATGCACAAGCAACGCAACAGTTAACAGAGTCTTTGCGTGAATATATGTCCGTGGCGGCAGGACGAGCCGACATAGAGAGAATGCAAAGCGAAAGCGCTAAAGAACTTCGTTCTGACATAAAATTGTATGAGAATGCGATAAAAGAGATACAAGACACCCTTAATTCCACCGATTTTAGTAAAAATATTGAAGAAACAACAGCTAAAATCGAAAAACAAAAAGCGCGAATCGAGGAGTATAAACAAGCGCTTGCTAATCTTACTCCAGAAGAAAGTGCAAACGGAGGCGCAATTTATTATAATCGTCGCATCAGCGAAGCGCAGCAAAAGGTGTCGCAACTCCAAAAACAAGTAAACGACTGGGGACAAGAGCAGAATCGTTTAAATGAAAACTTGAAGGAATACAACGCACAACTTGAAGCTGCTAAACGCATACAAAACGGAGATAACTTAACTGGTTCATTTAAAGATGCTGCCGAGAATGCGAAGAAAACTGCAAAAGAAACTCAAAGCATTGGCAAAGAAGCAGAAAAATCTTCGTCAAAAGTCAAAGGTATTTTTGGGGGGCTTAAAAGCTCATTCAGCGGCTTGATGAAGGGCGATTTCTCGGGTTTGTTTAAATTCGTTGGAAAGATTGGAGTTTGGGGCGCTGGCATTGCAGCTGTAGGAAAAGGCTTATTTGAAGCGTCTAAAGCAGCGGAAGAGTTTCGTGTAGCCATGCAACCTTTAAATCACTACATGGACGCAAGTAAAGTTCAAGAAGTTAGCCAAAATATCTTATCTATGACTTCTAAAACAACGAAGTCGTGCGCGGACATGGCGAACGCTGCTTTACAGTTTGCAAAGGTTTGGGATGGGTTGAAAGATGCACCCGGTGCTCTCACCCAAATGATTGAAAGCTCGAACGAATACGGTGCGTTGACAGGAAGAACATCCGAAGAGGGAGCGAAGGCTATCTCACAAATGGCTTCCGAGTATCACATGACGGCACAAGAAGCTTCGGAGATGAACAACATTATTGCTTCGGCAGCAAAACACTCTACGGATTCGTTCGGGGAAATGTCTGACGCTATTGCTTCCGCCGGTTCGACAACAGCTTTATACGGAGTCACCTTTAAGGAGACAGCTACACTTATTGGCTATTCAAGCGGACAGTTTGGTAACGCTCAGAAGGCGGCATCCAAGCTTTCAATGCTACTTATGAGCATGTCTAAGCTACAAGACAAATACAATCCGTCGGTAGTTGGCATGGTTACAGCTCTGAAAAACCTTAAAGATGCTTATGAAAGAGGTGAGAATATTGCATCTAAATTCATGGCTCGCAACAGATCCGTGGCGATGTATTTCATTAAAAATGCAGATGCTATTGAGCAATACAGCAAAAAGCTGGAAAATGCCGATGCTAAAAATGAACTTCTTGGTGACTTGAGCCAACGCGCTTCCGCAAACCTTGCGAAATTAAACAATGCATGGAACGGTTTTTTAACCTCATTAAATGCCAATTTAACGCCAACCTTAACAAATATATTAAATTTCTTTAATCGTATCATTGGCGGAGCTAAACAAACAGCTTCGCAGCTAAATTACATAAAAAACTACGATAAAATACATCCTGGAAACAACAAGGATGTGGACTACACGGGAGAAGTAGCGAGCAAGTGGTATCTTAGCGGATTTCCTGAAGCACAACTATCGGCACGGACAGCTGCGTCAATGAGAATGGAAAGACAAAAAGAAAACACGAAATCTTTTAACAAACAGGAAGAACAGCTCCAAAAAATATTCGATAGAGCATACAGAAAAGCTCGCGACAAATATAAGCCCAACCCAAAAACGGGATACAAAGGTATTAGTGTTGAAGGTATGTTTAATGCAGGCATGAATGCTGTTAAAAAGGCTATAAAAAACGACCCACAAGCCTTCTCTGAGTTCCAAAATGCATATACATACAATCACTTTTACAAAGAAAAAAAGCGAAACACCCTCGCGTTAAATCAAAAACCCAACAATACAAATACAGATTTAGGCGGCGGTTTCGGCGGCGACGACAAAGGCGACGAAGCACGCAAGTATCGTGAACAGCTGGCTGAACAACAAGCAAAAGAAGAAGCACGCAAGCGCAAGGAGAGATGGGATTTGTATGTAGCGGAAGAAGAAAAAGGCATCGCAAAAGAAAAGGATGTTGCTGAAAAGGAGCGTCTCCAAAAAAAATTGGATTTTGAAAAAAAATTACATCAAATCGACGAGGAAGCAGAGCAGCTAAAACAGGCAAACATACAGGCAGCTAAGGCAAAGTATGACAATGACCCTCAAAATAAAAAGAAAGAAGGATTTTATGCGTCTGGGTTAGATAAAAAGGTAACATTAACAGAAAAGCAGCAGAAGATAATATCAACAAAAAAAGAAGTTGTTCATGCTCAGGTTAGAGAGGAAGACGAAAAAGCACTTAAAAATCTTACAGATAAGTATCGAAATGAGAACCAACAACGTCTTGATATAGAAAAAAAATACGATGCTGACATAAAAAAAATACAAGAAGCACGGGCTAAAAAACAGGAAGAATTAAACAAAGCAGCAACAGAAGAGCAAAAAGAAGAGTTGCAAAAACAGATAAACGACCTTGTGTTAGCAGAGGCAAAAGCGACCAAAGATAAAGGTGAAGCTATTGTATCATTCGATTTTGACTTATTAAAGAAAAACCCTGAATACATTCAGGCGTTTGAGGATTTGAACAATGTGAGCAACGAAACACTCACAAGCCTTATCGGCATGTTCGAAAAGTTCAAGACCAAAGCAGCCGAATCAATGTCGCCTGACCAAATAAGAGAATTTACGAATACATTGCAATCAATGCAAGATGCATTGTTAGAACGTAAAAATCCCTTTACGCAGGTGGCAGAAACCGCAGTAGAATACCAAATATCAAATGCACAAGTAAAAGCCTTAGAAGACTATATCAAAGCCTTAAAAGAAGGCAAAAACATCGAACAAGCCAACGTAGGGGTATCAAAAAAACTCGGTAAGACATACAAAAATCAAGAAGAGGCAGAAAAAGACCTTGCTAAGGCAAAAGATAAACGCAATAAAGCGGAAAATAAACATCAAAAAGCCGTCAAAAATCTCAACGCAAAAATCAACGAGTTGGCAGACTCAATTAATTCGTTGGGTAACATTATTGGTGGTACTGAAGGACAAATTTTAGGCATTATCGGCGGTGTGTTATCATTTGTAACACAAACCACAGAAGGTATTAAACTTGTTGCAGCAACAGGAGCTAACGCTATCTCATCAATAGAAAAGGCATCTGTTATATTAGGTATTATATCAGCAGCAATTCTGTTGTTACAGAAAATCGGTTCGATGTTCAAAGATACTCATGCGCAATACGAAGAGTATGCCCAAAAATTAAAGGCAGTAAACGATTTGACGACCGCGGTAAATGAGTATAAATTAGCCGTGATAAAAGCTCAACAACAAGAAAAAACGTGGTTCGCATCTACAGGATTAATAGACCTTCGCGAATCGTGGACATATTCTCAAGAAGCTTTACAAGGGTATTTAGATAAACTGACAGAAACACAGGCGATATATCAAAACGAAAGTGGCGGAGGATGGCTTACAAATTCCTTAAAGTGGGTAGGCTCCGCAGTTGGAAAGATTGTATCATTACCTGGAGAACTTGTAAAAAAAGGACTTGAGGCTTTGGGTGTTGACATGAACAATTGGCTTGGAGACCTCACTAAAGGTGTTGTTAATTTTGCAACTGGCGGGTTCGCGGCTATCTTTGGTGCAGGTATTGGAAAAATGATAGACGATAGCAATAAATATGACAAAGGTACCACTGCGGCTTACAATAACTTGCGCATTGAAACCAGAAAAAAATCCAGTGGTTTCTTAGGCTCAGGCATAGGTGGTCACAAACAAAAAACAAAAGACCTGCGCGAATGGACAAAGCAAAAATTTGGAAAAGATTTGTTTGACGAAAATTATATGATAGACGTTGATTTGGCAAAAACAATTCTTGATAAATACGGAAATAAACTTGTCGGCGAGACAAAAGAAACGCTGGAAGAACTCATAAAATTTAAGGAAGAGTATGATAAATTCAACGAGCAATTGCATGAGTATGTATCTGAACTGTATTCGCCATTAGTGGACAACTTTACCGATGCTCTTTTTGATTGGTTTGATAATGGAAAAGACGTGATGGATTCTTTTAAGCAATATGCCACGTCTACATTTCGTGAAATAGCAAAAGAGATGATTAAGTCGATGGTTATCACGGAAATTTTCAACAAGTACAAAGACCAGTTGTCTAATATATATATGGCATATATATCAGGCGCGATGTCAGAGGAGCAATTTATTAATTCTATGACTGGAGTTGTAGGTTCGCTTACCGAGGACCTCGAAAAAGGAATACCAGCGGCTCAAAAGACGCTAACAGCACTTGATGAAAGCTTAAGGAAGGCTGGGTATGATTTGCATGAAGCAGAGCAATCGTCACAATCCGCAACAGGCAAGGCTATCGAGGCGGTAACAGCAGACCAAGCCAACACCTTGATAGGTATAGGATACGCTATGCAAATATCAATAGAACAGGGCAATACTACGCGTGAAAGTATGCGCAGTAATGTCGAAACAATATGTTATTACCAGACACAAATATCTTGCGACATTTCAGAAATAAAAGATATACAATACCAAGGACTAAATCAGTTGCAACAGATAGTAAAAAACACAGAACCTATCGTTGCAATCAATGAGAATATAGCGAGCATGTATAAATTAATGAAAGAAAGAATATAGTATGAAAAATCAAGCATTTATAAAGCTTTTGAGCGAAGACGACACAAAATATGTCGACCTTAATGAGTTTGGTGTCACCCTCACACGAGGATGGCGCGAAGCTTTGCTAACGCCAGCACCCGTAAAAGATTATGTTAGCAACGATAGCCGAATTGAGCATGGCGTTAATATGATAGCCACACCAGAATGCGCCAAACTTAACAAAAGAAATGTTGATATTCCCTTTTTTTTAGAAGGACATTCTACCGAAGATTATCTTGAAAAATTGGAGTCTTTTTTTGAAAAAATAGCGTACAGCGGTGAATTTTGTATGAAAGTGCCCTGTTTAAAACGGGTTTTCAAATTTGTTTATTCGCAATGTTCAAAATTTGGAGATTACGGCTTAAAAAAGGGTAATTTTACACTAAAACTTATCGAACCAAACCCCAAAGATAGACCAAAGATATGATAAATATATACAATCCCAACGGCGATATTCTAATGCAAGCCATTGTCGCCAAAGATGCAAAGAGAGAAGAAGAATTGTCAAAATCCGATTATATATCTCTGTCGTTCAATGCGGTTGAAAAAATCGCATTGCCAATGGGTGCGTATATAGAGCACACGTATTATATTGACAAAACGAGAAGTGTAACACAAAAATTTATGCTTCTCGAACCTTATACGCCTACACAGGCGGATGAAATGTCATGGAAATACGCCATGGAATTTCACCACCCAAAGATGCAACTTGGTAAAATACCGTTTTACATTAAAACCAAAAACTCTCAAAATGAAGATATTAATCAGACAATTTGGAGTTTTGTTGGTACTCCACAAGGCATAATGGGAAAAGTATGCGACTTTCTTAACAACGACATAAAATTTGGTAAATGTGGATGGAAAGCAATATTATCTGAAACGGTAAAAAACTCCCTAAGCGTAAGTTTTAGCGATAATGATGTCTTGTCGGCTTTAAGTGCAATCTCTAACGCTGCTGGAGATGAATGCGAATGGCATATTGACTACGACGACGAGATTGTTTACCTTGGCAAGGTGGCTATTGAAAGCGCAGAAAAATTTAAATTAAGTGTCGGTGAAAACGTGGGCGTTCCCTCCGTTACAGAAAGTAGCGACGGATATTATAATGCTTTCGCGGTCTTTGGCGGTACACGCAACATTACGCAGGTCAATGATAAAAATGAAAATGTTTCGTCAGGCGATATAAGACTGCAACTTGCAAAAGGCAATGGAGTAATGGTTATTGATGGCAGTCCTGTGCAATTTAGCGTAGACGAGTTCTCTGTTATGGATTTACGTACGGACAAAACATTGCCTAAATTTACAAAGGTGCTGAATTTTCCTGATATTTACCCATCTCTTGACACCTACGTTTACGATGTGCGAGGACGCAAGAAGTATGTACTCGACCCACAAACGAACAAGCCTATAGTGTTACGCACAGACGAGCAAGGCAACGTGCTCGAATACAAAACGTTTACGGTTTGGTTTATGCGTCTGGCTTACTGCACAAAGAACAAAGAAGCAGACAAGCAAGCTGTCAACAGCACGGTTAAAGACGGCGTTACATATTATTGGTACGATTTTGTAATTACAGATGATTTAAAGATTAACGGAAAGAATTTATCTTGCTCGTTTGAACCCAATTTTGAAGAAGGAGCGTTGTCAACACCTCTTGCTGGTAGGGGAACTAACGGTGATTATGTTGGCTTTGAGCTAACATATCACACGAAATCAAAAACCTCGCATGATTATGACGATTGTTCAACTGGCAATTTTAACATCAAACAAGGCGATTATGAAATAATATATCAAGAGGACAACAATATTATAATCCCAACGAACGAGGAGCAGTTGATAATACCTAAGGGCAAAGCTTTGCCAACATTTGAGTGTAATAAGGTAGTCCTGTATAATATTGCTATGGCGGATGTCTATAAGGTGTCGGCACAGGAAAAGCTCTTGGAAGCTGCGAAAAAAGATATTATACTCGCGCTGGCAGACACAAATAACTACACCGTCAAGTCTTATCCGCATGTATTTAAAGCCCAAAAGCCAAGATTGCAAATTGGGCAGAGCGTTTTACTTTCAGGCAAAGGACTGCGACTTGATACTCGTGTTTTAAAACTCTCAACAAACTTGGATTTCGATTATATTCAAGAAATAACGGTTGGAAACAAGGTTATAAAAGGCGCTGTTTCGCAATTAAAAGAAGACGTACAATCAATAATCGCTAACGGCGGCGGCAGCAGCAGTGGTGGCGGTTATAGCGTCGCGCAGTTCGAATCGCTTGTATCAAAATACGGTATCAAACACTTTCTTTCAAAGGAATTTGCTGATGTCGCGCAAGAGATAATTAGCTTTGCAAAGGGTCTAAAATTAGGCAAGGAAGCAGCAGACAACCCTCTCGGCATCTCCTCTGACGGCATCGCAACTCTCAAAGAGATTGTGTCGGCTGCGTTCCGTTCGGGTGCGCTCGGCTCTGGCTTCAAACTTGGCGATTACAACGGAAGTGGTGACAGTTACTTGGAGGTAGACCGCCTGCTTGTGCGCAAGGCGGCGGAGTTCGTAAGGCTCGTAATCCGAGAGCTTCAAAGCGTAGGTGGTGAGATTGTTCTGTCGCCTGCTGCCATGAAGATTAGCAATGTGGTCTATTTTGAGAAAGGTGCGTATCTTCCCGAATATGAAGCTCTTCCTCTGCGCTACAATGTTTACCGCTGCTACTTCTCACAGATGAAAGGCGACGAGGAGATAGAGAACCAGTTCGTCGAGGGCGACCTCGTGCGCTGCCAGACGTTCAACGTCAAGGAGGGCGTGAATGAGGACGTGAAGAACAGATACTACTGGCGCAAGGTGTACAAGGTAGGTAAAGATTTCATTGATGTGTTGGCTGATTTCTGCGATACTGGCAGCGATATTCCGCAGGCAGGTGACGAGCTTGTACAGATGGGCAATACGACGGACACGGCACGCCAGTCGGTCGTTGTTTTGTCGGCATACGGAGCGGATGCGCCATCGTTAAAGATGTACGAAGGCGTAGATAGCTACTCGTTAGAAAACAAGGAGGTCTTTGTCCTATCGCGTTCCGAGATGTTCGCTATAGCCGATAAGTTTAGGTTCGTTACGCGCAAGGCTAATGGCGAGATAGAAAGCACGCAGTCGTTTGCGGAGCTTGTGATGTCCGTGGATGGACTCAGTGCAACGGTCGACAGAAACAAAAAAGAGCTTGACGGACAGATAACGAAGATGAGTTCAGAGATAAAGCAGATGCCAAATCAAATACTCTTAAAGGTGGGAGAGCACTATCCGACAAAGACGGATGTAAACGACCAAATAGCAGCGGTTAGCTCTTCTATAACACAGACCGCTACACAGATAGCGATGAAGGTGGGCTACACTCTTGCCGAGCGACGTAACCTGCTCGTCGGCTCGTTGTTCCGCAAGCAAGGCGAGGGTTTCTTTCTTCTACGCTCTAAGATATATCGCACGTCGGCGCATGAGGGTGCTAACGTGATATTCGCGCCCGATGCCAAGGCAGGTGGTGCGCAATGGGGTGGAGCGGCGAACTCTCGCAACATACATGTAACCAAGGGCAAAACGTACACACTGGCGTTTTGGGCTCGCACGAAGTCAGCCAAAGTGGAAATTGTGGGCGAGACGATATGGCACAGCTCGGCAACCGACACGTCGCGACCAGGTGGATATACCGGTCCTAACGGCAGTGCGAATTTAGGCGTAGTAACGATAACGCCAAGCAACGGCTGGTATCTCTACCAGAAAACCTTTACCGTGGCAGCGAACGCTCATTATGAGTGGATTTCCGTGGCGTGTATAAAGGCTAACGCATCTACTGCGAGTCAGCAGGTGTATATCGCCCACCCTATCCTCATAGAGGGCACTGCGGAGGACTTTGTGTGTTGGAGCGCATCGCCTGACGACTACGACTACATCGGGGGCAACCTGCTCGACAATACACGCACGTTTAATAAGACTGGCAACCTGACACGAATGGATGCGTCAGTGGTCACTAACGAGTCGTACAACAACGGATGCTCGGTAATATATACAAACGCTGCCTCCAAATACATTGAGATGGCGCAGTGGAGCGTTAGCTCTATCATCAAAAAAGATGAGGACTATATGTTCTCGTTTATGGCAAAAGGTAGTGGCAGCATCGACGCATACATGTGGAGTGGCTCTAATCTAAGCATATTCGCCGAAGACAGCGAGCGCGATACGACAACAAGCAACGCCGACGGAGGTCGTCGCTTCTCTCTCACAAGCGAGTGGAAGCGTTATTGGGTACACTGGCGTTCGGAGGGTACAGGCATACCTAATTTTGTCTTAATCCGTTATTTGCAAGGCGATAAGGCGTGGGTGACAATGCCGAAGCTGGAGGTCGGAGCAACGCCTACCGACTGGATAGAGGGCAAGAGTGGTTTTATTGAAGACAGTGGTATTGCCGCAAAGCTACTGCGCACTGGCTTAGATATCGAGAACGGCAAGATAACGGCAACTGCGGACAAGTTCGAGATTCGCAATAATAGCGGCGAGACAACCGCGAGCGTGAACGAGAAAGGTGTGCTGGAGGTTGGCGCAGGTCTGTTTGGTGGTTTTGTTGCGAAGAAGTTGACGGTAATTACACCTGACAATATCGCGCGGTACACTATACCCTCCGCTCAACTTGGCTACATTGTATTCGATTTTGCCAGCGCAGGTTCTTTTGTTAGGTTTGAGGGCGATTTTAATACTGTGTTTAATAACAACGAACCTGTAATTGTTCTACCATACTACAACCGCAGTCAGGGAACGTCTTTACATAGCAAGGGCGCGTGGGAAGCCGCACCATATTTAGACCAAACTTTCATTGTAATAAACAAAGCAAAAACCACAATCAAATTGATTGGCGGTGGCACCATTAATAATCTGGGTGTAGACTCTCCGAGTGACGTTCTCGTCTCAGGCGATCTTAACATCGGAAGAAGCGCAATATTGAAGTGCACCCTTCATACGAAAACTGATACCAGTGTATATCGGGGCAATAGTTTTACAATAGGGTGGGATGGTTACATTTATGGATAATTAAAAGAACAAAATATGAAGAAAATAGTTAGAGGCAACGATTTTACGTTGCGCATACCAGTAAAGAAGATAGTCAATGGTGAACAGGTATCGTTCCCGTTGACTGATTGCACCGACATCGCGGTGCACGTCGTTAGCAAGTACAAGCGTACCGCACTCCCCTACACCATCGACAAGAAGTCTAATGATGTGCTCTTGGCTGACGTTGACGGCACGACACTGTCGTTAGGCACTTACGCCTTGGAGGTGACGGGCGTACTGGAGGGTGCTAACTGGCGTAGCTATGAGTATGAGCAGTTCGCCATCGTGGACAATAACGCAAGCAGCGATACCGTATTTTAGGACAACACTACCGATGGCGACACCAACATCGAGGACGGCAACGGAGATAATGCCAACAAAGGCTGCATGGATGTGAAGATTGAGGGTTTTGCCGTAGATACTGCGCTTGTTGTCCTTCCTCCTGTGTCCGCGCGAGCAACCATCATCGAGCTTATTGCAAACGCCGACGCTGCCATTGCTGCGGTAAGAGAAACGGAAGCAGCTGTCAAGGCAAGCGAGGAGGTGCGCGTGGAGAGCGAAACGCTCCGCCAACGTGCAGAAGAGCAGCGTGCGGAGAGTGAAGCCACACGTCAGAAAGCGGAGACACAGCGTGCGGAGAGCGAAACTGAACGTGTAGCCAACGAGGAAACACGAAAAGCCAACGAGGAAGCGCGTGTAGCAGCCGAGGAACAGAGAGCAACTACTTTTACGGAGCTTTCGGAGGCTGCAAATGCTGCGGTTGTCAAGGTGGACGAAGCCGTAAAATCCGCCAACGCTGCGATTAACAATACAAACGTCGCAGAGGGTGAGCGTGCCGAAGCCGAAAGACGGCGAGTCTACGCCGAGGCTACACGCAACCGCGAGGAGGGCATCCGTCAGGAGTCGGAAACCGAGCGTGTACGACAAGAAACAGCGAGAGAAACTGCGGAGAAAACTCGTCAGAACGCAGAGGTGGAGCGAGAAAAAGCTGATGCCGAGCGAGAGAAGCGTGTGTTCGAAGCAATATCCAACACGTCTTCTGCTGCCAAAACCGCCGCTGACGCAGCAGACGTGGCAACAGAGACAGCCAAGAAAGCTATGGTTGCGACTACAGAAGCGGAGAGGGTGAACGCCGAGCTAAGGGGCAACGTACTCGTAGTGACCGATAGAAATGGCGACGTCAGCACACTTGACTTCGAGCAATGGGACTTGGAGGAACGAGTGAATATTACCATTACGACATCTGTTGCTGGAGTAAGCGTAAAAGGCGTATCGGTGAATGTCTTCCTTAATGGATCTTCGGCATTCACGAAGTACACCACGGATGCTGACGGCAAGGTATCGTTCACAATTCCGAGAGGAACGATGTACAGAATAGCTTTTCAGGAGCTGGAAGGCTGCGACCCTCTCCCCTCCCTCGTCTATACCGCAGCACTGAGAGTACGTGACATCAATGTGGAGTATAAGCCGACAAGCGGCGAGAACGCCTCTGTGATAGTGACGATAGACAAAGCGGAGGACGGCAAGGTAATCCCATTTGAGGGTGTGGCAGTAACCTGTGCCATTGATAATGGCGACACCACAACAACGGAAACAGACAGCGAAGGAAAGGTAACGTTCCGTATTCCATACAACAAGAAGTACAAGATTACCGCTGCACAAAAAGATGGCTATTATGCTTTTCGTGGTGTATACGAGAAAAACAATGTGGCAGATGTGGCTGAACATAATCTTTACTTCCACTACTACCCTACTACGTCGGGCGTGTTCATTCTTGACGCTACGGGAGTGCAATATACGGCGGATGAATGGCAGGCGGCTGGTAAGACCGCAGAAGAAGCAGTTCTCATTAAGCTCGTGACGCAGAACCTCGCTAATGGCAACAACTGTTTCGGTTTCTCGCCGGCAGCCTTGCAAGCTGGCTATCCAAATAAGCAGTGGTGTACGCAGAATACGCCGTTCAATAACATTCCTTTAAACGGCAACAATGTAAAAGATGCGCTGTATTACAATGGCGTAACATCGTCAAAACTTGTGCGCGAAGAAGCGGAAGAGCGTGGATTATCTGTACCGCTGTTCACTTACGCCTACGAGCAGACGGTGGATTTGGCGGATGCTCAGCTGCATGGCTTTATTCTGGCGATTGGACAGATGATAGAAATGAATGTGAACAAAAGTCTTGTGGACGAGGTGGTAAAGATGCTGTATGGCAGTAATGCGGAACTATTCAGCGTAATGTTTTCGCAAAGTAAATGGACTTCTACGCAGAACGATGTCGCACGCGCTTGGCTCTTTGATTTCGATTCGTCCGTCCGCGTCAAGTCGTACAGCCTCCTGGCTCTGCCGGTCTTCGCTTGTTAATCTCTTTTTCTCTCCGTTTTCCGCGAGCAGCGAAAATTAATAATAAATACAAATAAAGACTATGAAGAAAACGATTGGTTTTGTCCGCACGTTCATCCCTGCGGATTTGTTTAAAAAGGAATATGCGTTGGGAGGTTTAACCATTTATCACCTCGACGAGCAGTTGAATGTTGAGATGAGCGCATACGAGTGTTGGGAGTGTTCGGTACGGAGTGGCGAATACGCGCAGGACGAGGTTATGGCTGCGTTCGAGGAGTTCAAGGCAAAGCTCGCAGCGTCAGAGCTTGCAACTGCGAAGGCGCAGAAGATAGCGGAGATAGATGCCTACGACACGTCCGACGCAGTGAATAGTTTCACCCTTAACGGAGAGCGTGTGTGGCTGGACTTTGAGCTTCGCGACCGTGTGTACCAGGGAAACGAGCGTTTACAGCGTATCGGTCGCACGGACACTACACTATGGCTGGGCAAGCAATGCTATAACTTGAGCATTGAGCAGGCGCAGAATATCATAAGCCATATCGAGGCTTACGCAAAAGACTGCTACAACGTGACAGCGGCACACAAGAAGGCTGTGAGCGAGCTAACAACCATTGAGGAGGTAGAGAAGTATGACATCACAGCAGGCTACCCTGCACAGCTAAAGATGGAGGTGTAGCATGATGACATTGGCTATCATTATACTCCTTGCTCTTGCGCTGTACGTTTTCAGCTGCTGCGTGGCAAAACGAGTGCCGACCATGCTGTCTGAGGTATACTATCTCGCAGATAAAGACTGGTCCTTTCCTGCGCTCATGGTGACGCTCGGAACATCGTTCTTGCCGCTCATGCTTTCAAAGGGCGGCTTGGAGTGCATGGCATTCCTTACCTGTGTGGGCATTGTCTTTGTAGGCGCAGCTCCTGCGTACCTCGACGAGAGTCAGCGCACAATACACAAGTGCGGAGCTATCACGTCGGCAATAGCAAGCGTGGCATGGGCGTGTAGTATCAGCGTCCTGCCTACAGTTTTGTTCGCCACACTCGCTGCTGTGCTCTGCATTTGGAAGCGCCGCTACTGGCTGTTTGTCGTCGAGTGCTGCGCGATACTCAACATCGTAACAACATTATTTATCTAAATCTAAAACAGTATGGAAATCAAGGTAAAACGAATAGCAAAGAAGGAGGCGTACACAATAGGCAAGATGTATATTGATGGCGCATACGTCTGCGACACGCTCGAAGATAAGGACAGAGGGCTGACCTCGATGATGAGTGTGGCGCAGATATGCGGAGTTAAAATCAAGGGCGAAACCGCCATACCTACAGGCAGATACCTCGTAGATATGAAGACGGTGTCGCCACGCTTCGGAGGTCGGGCACAGTATCAGTTCTGCAAAGGCAGACTGCCAAGGTTGTGCAATACGCCCGGCTACCAAGGCGTGCTGATACACATCGGCAACACCGCGAAGGACACGGAGGGCTGCATCCTTGTCGGCGAGAATAAGGAGAGGGGCAAGGTGCTCAATTCAAAGGCAACGTTCAATAGGCTTTATCTTAGACTGGCGATTGCTGACAAGAGAGGAGAACAGATTTATATCACAATAGAATAAAGGAGGCGAAATGGATACAGTATTGCAGATTATAACGTTGCTTGTAAGCAGCGGCATCGTCGGACAACTCCTCTACTACAACTCTCGAAAACGAAAGGAAGCTGCGTCTGCGCAGAAAGACGAAGACGCGAACGCAATGGCTTATGCTCAAGAATGGCACAACCTTTACGACCATGAGCATGAGGAGCACATGGAGGAGCGCACAAGACTCAATAACAAAATAGACTCGCTCTACGACGACATTGGCAAGCAGCGTGCGACCATCCGTCAGCTCAAAGACGATAAGAACACGCTTCTTATGAGAATGCGCGAGCTCCAATGGAACGAGTGTACGATAAATGGGTGCATGAAGCGAAAACCACCACGTGACTATGGGAGAGAAGAAACGGATTAATAATAATGTCAAAAGTAAAAGCGTATGGATATAAGAGAAATACTGATGTTACTGAACTGCATCACATTGGGAGCGACAACGCTCTTTATTTTCTACAAGGCAGACAAGCTCGGTGTAGTCGATGAAGGCTACGACGAGAATAATCGAAACCGACAGGGCGCAATCGGTTGGTTTGTGGCTTCGGTGTTCGTAGGCGTTCTTGCACTGCCAGTAATAGTGCTGCGTGAGGTTTATCAATGGAAGCGTTATAAGCTACCGAGTATTGAGTGGGACGATATCTATCGCTACGGCTTCACCATCATCGTCGGCTCGATGCTACATCTACTCCTGCTTGTTATGACGAGCTGCACAACTCCGATACCTGTTGTGTTGGAGCGAGTGATTCACAAGACGGACACGTTGTATAAGACCAACTACAAAGCCGATACGTTCCGCGTACATGACTCTATATATGTCGAGAGCTACATGATAGGAGATACGATATATAAGACAAAGAACGTATTCAAATGGCGTGATAGAGTGAGCGTGAAGACGGACACGATATACAAATCTATCCTGCGAGCGGACTCAATTCCAGTGCCGGTGCCAGTTGCGCGTAAGGCGACATGGTGGGAGCGGACGCAGATGTTCGCAGGCAAGATAGCGGTCGGAGCGGTGGCACTATGTTTAATCTCGCTACTGCTTTGGCTGATACACAGAAAGAGATAATATGTAGATTGGTTAGTTATTAGTTTTTAGTTTAAGGTGATTTGTTTTCAGGAGCCTTGCCCGTCTGTGAAGATAGGCAAGGAGTTTAAGTGAACTACCCATGAGCTAAAGACTTGCGTTTTTACTGTGTTTAAATAAATATAAATAAAGACAACAAAACATACAACTTTGAAAATAAATGACTAACTTGCATCGAATAGAACTAACAGACATTTTCGTCAAACCAAAAAATCACTATGAACGAGGATGATAAAAGGATGTTTCTTGCTCTTGTGAAGGGTAAGGACATATCGGAAATTATGTCTTTGCTGGCAGAGTCCGGCAATCAGTATTCACGCAGAATACTACGGTTCTTCCGTTGGTTCTGCAAGTGGGTTCCAATACTCATAATGACGGCGCACATGTATGGCATGTTCGACTTTAGCCGCAATCCGAAGGAGATGTTTGCCGTACACAGTGTAAATTGGGCGTGCTACACATTTATATACATCATGGTCTATATACTGCCGATGGTTCTTATTCTTGCGTCGCGCTTCTTTTGGCTATGTTGGAAGTATCGCATACCGTTCTTCTACTACTTCGGTGTCAACTCCATACATCTTGTATATTGGAGTTGGTACACGACTAACGAGATGGTGATGGCGCATTTCGCAATCATGGCGTTCACGTTGTTGCTGTATGTCTACGGAGCTATCGACTGGTTTTGCTGTAAATCAAAGCTCGGCAAAAGAATGTTCAGTTAAACAGAAATGCTATGAGAAAGATTTTCGGCTACAAAATGCTCGGCACGTTGTTGCAATCGCTTGCCAATTCGTGCTTTCAGGCGGACGAGCAGCAGCGCAACGGCGAGAAGGTGACAGCTTGCGGCATGAGCGACGACGATATAGAAACGCTCTGCCAGGACATACTTCCTAATATGCTCAACCCGATGATGAGCGCAGAGGAAGTAAAGGATAGGCTCAGTGTAAGCGATGCAACACTCAATAGAATGGTAAAGCGTGGCGAGATACCGAACGGCGAGTGCAAGAAGCGCGGACACACACGATACTGGAAGAAGTGGGACATTCTTCACTTTTTAAAACACAAGAGAGGCAAGTAAAGAGGTTTCTCTTTTTTTTGTTTCCATTTCTTTCCAATTTTTCAAACATTGGAAAGAATGTCTTACGATGTGATAGTACCGACTATCACCTTATATATCTGATTATCAGCGTAATATAAAATCTTTGAGCGTGTTATGACATTATCCGTCGTAACTCGCTAACTTTGCGGTGTAACGTTACAATAGTGTTTAGTCAACTAAGGTAAAATTTTAAAAAAAAGATTGTATTATGTCTGAGTCAAAAACTTATGTATTCGGCAATGAAGGTAGCGGACAGGGTGGCATGATGAGTTTGCTCGCTCCTCTGCTTCAACAGAGAGGTCTTGACCCTAATCTTCTCCTTGCCATGAACAAGAACGGCAATGGTTGGGGCGACGGCTTCATGTGGGTAATTTTCCTATTCTTCCTCATGGGTTGGGGCGGTAATGGTTGGGGTGGTTTCGGCAATGGTCGCGCAGGCGGTATTGCCAATGAAATCAACAACGACTACGGTCGCTCGCTCCTCATGGATGCCATCGGTGGAAACAGAAATGCTCTAAGCAACCTTGCTACACAGCTTAACTGCACCGAAGGTCAGATACAGGCAGCTATCTCGGCTCTTACCTCGCAGGTTCAGGGTGTGGGCAATCAGGTCGGCATGAGCGGTATGCAAGTTATCAACGCTCTCCAGCAAGGCAACATGCAGATTGCACAGCAGCTCGCTTCTTGTTGCTGCGAGAACAGACTTGCCACATGCCAGCAGACCAACACCTTGCAGAACGCCATCAACGGCGTTGCGACAAATCAGGAACGCGGTTTCTCAAGTCTTGCCTTTGAGACACAGAGACAGACCTGCGACTTGCATAACGCCATCAAGGACAGCACGCAGACTATCGTCAACGGTCAGAAGCAAGCCGAAATGCGTGAAATGCAGAACAAGATTGACGCTCTGCGCGAGGAGAACTCAACGTTCAAGTCGTCGGCTATGACAAGTCAGATCGTAGGTCAGGCGGTCGCTCCTATCAATGCGGTGTTGGCAGGTTTGCAGCAGGAGGTTGCAGGTATCAAGTGTAAGATGCCCGAGACGGCGACTGTACCTTACCAGCCGTTCGTTGCTGTTCCAAACTGCGTAGCAGCACAATACGGACTTTACGGAGTCAACGGAGCTAACGGCTTTTGGGGCTAACCATCTAACTGGAGGAACGACTATGATTTGGGGTTATCCTTTTTCATGGGTCAATAGAAGAGGGTCGGCTGCTATCGGTTCTACCGGTGTGTCGGTAGGCACAAGCGGTGTGGTATTCTCATTCAGGAACCATGCCTTCTTGAATGCCAATTACAGAGGTACGGTATTCGTAAATCTGCGACAGGCGATACCGACGGGCACAACGACCACGCTGCCGATACTCTTTGAGACCAACGGCGTAACGCAGGCTGTCACCAAGTTCGGAGGTGCGGCTCTTACGGTTGCCGACGTAGCCGGAACTGGCGTATATCAGCTCTGGTTCGAGAGAGATACTAACACCCTTCAGCTAATGACGGGTATTGTTTAACAACTAAATTGCGAATTGTATGTTCAGTGGACTAAGAACAAACAGCATATTCTATGTGCTTGAGAAAGGCGAAGAGCCGACATTAAAAATCGGACAGGTGGTAAGCGTAAGTAATCCGCAGCCGAAGTTCCCCACCTATCAACCAGGGCAGTTTTCTGCGCAGCCTATGGAAACGGTTGTGGATGTGAAAGTAAAGCTGCCCGACGGTGAAGCAGAGTTCAAGCAACTGCCTTCAAACGGACAGATTGCCAACTCGGGCGATGTGGTAGTAAGCGAAAGTCGCGAAGCGATGATTGCCGAAGTGGAAGCGATGTTACGACACTCGCAGGAGGTGCTTGCAAGCAAGGACTATCATGAGAAGGTGGTGTGCAACTGCGAGAAGATAATGTGTGTTCTCAATCCTCAGATTGCCAAAGACAAGGAGCAGGAGCAGAAAATATCTCAGCTCGAAACCAAGGTCTGCGGCATGGAGGGTACTTTGTCAAACATAGAAAGCATGTTGCAAAAGGCACTGAAAAAGTCAAACAGCAATAACTAAAATGCTTGAGCTATGTATATGATTGAAATCACAGAGAACAAGATGGGTGAGCTTGTTGAGAACGTTGAGAAATGCTTGCGCTATGGTGGCAAGGCAATGGCGTGTCTTGACAGCTTGCAGCGTGGCGAAGGTCGATACGGTGAGCGTTCACCTATGCCCGATTATCGCGATGATTGGCGATACGAGAACGAACGCCGTGAGCGCGATATGTACGATGATGACGATGACGGTCGCTACGGAGAACGACGCGGCGGTTATCGCGGTCGCAGACGCTACTAAGTAATTAACCCGACTGGTGGGGAGGTTCGCTTCCCTGCCAGTCCCTTAAAACCTAAATATTATGGGAAGATGTAAGATGCCTTTGGATGTGTACGACTTGAAGCCCGAAGGAATGATAGCATATCTAAGATACAACGGCTATCACTTCAACAAGAAGATGTGCGAGTGGGCTGTCAAGCAAATGCGAATGATTAGTCCAACTACGGGCAAGGAGGAACGTTTGGAGATGCTGTCAAAAGAGAAAGTCGAGGAGATGTTGCAAACGAACAGCTTGCAGCTTGAAAACCTCGTCGGCTACGACCATGTATATGTAGCCAATATGTGCAAGGCAGACTTCTGGGGCAAGTCAATAAAGGACGAGCAACAAATGGCGCAGTATGTAAAAGATATGGTTGATGATACAGACCAGAAGGACGGCTTCATCTTCAACCGCTTCTATGCCGACTGCTGCCACAACGGTATGCCTATACCTTGGGAGGACTTGTTATGATTAGGCGTGATATAAGGCTCGACAAGTACGACTGGGATGTGCGTTGCTTCATTGGATATGACAGCGGCGACGCGGTGCATCTCTGTAACGAGCTTATGACTATTGGGTGTGGCAGCGAAGCGACAAGCAAAGCCTACCGTCACTTCATAGGCGGTAGCGAAAGCAGAGGACTCACCTACTCCAACGTTAAGGACAAGGTAAGTGTGGTTACTATCGGACACTCAGAAGAAGAAAGCGAGATGGTGAATACAATCGGTCACGAACTGCTGCACGTTACGGCGCACATCTGTGAGGCGTACGATATTGATATGAGCGGTGAGCAGGCTTGCTACATTATAGGAGAACTATGCGGAAAAGTATTTAATTCCGTCAAATAAATAAATAAATAAATAACAACCAAACCTATTGCATTATGAACGATTTAATTAACAAAATCTGCGCTTGTAAGGATTTGAAAAAAATAAGAAGCGCAATCGCTATTTTAGCTAACTGGCTCAACAGACGGTTGGAACCAAGTGAAAAGGAAACATTAAAGAAAGAACTGCACAAAGCTCTATTGGGCAAACATTTCGACAAGGAAACTGCGGATGATTGCATTAAGCGTATGTATTGTATCACAAAAAGCAACGCTGTTTTGCATGCGCCATTTGTGTCTGATAGAACGTGTGCCGAGCTTTACGAAAGGTACAAAGCTCAAATCAAAGACTACAACGTGTACGATTTCATGGTTGTGCTTAATAATGTCATTGCCAATCATTACAATCTGTTGCGCGGATGGTGGAAAAACGAGGAGTGGTCGGTGTTGTTGATAAAGTTTAGTGAGATAGCCGTAAATTGGCTGAATGACGACGACACGCCTTATCGTGGCGAAAAAGCATGGTGCGTACTGGGTGCATAACGGCAAAAGGTGGAGTTAGCAGCATAGTTAACTCCACCTTTTATTATAATAGGTCTAAAACAAGTCCTTTTGTAGCAACGTAGACAGGCTTTCCTGTTGCCATTTCTACCTTATTTTTAAACATGTTACTATTACCATTGTTGTCAGATATGTGTATAAGCACAATATTTTTTGTTTTGCTTAAATCGCAAGCGTTTAGGCAGTTGATACACCTCTCCAAGCTCATGTGCGTTGCTTTTGCGCGAACGCCTACCTTGTATGGGATAACACCATTTTCAACACTTTTATCAACAAGACCATCCGTATGATTGCACTCGATAAAAACGTGGTTGATAGGGAAATTAAATTTATATCTAATATGATGCGTATCCGTAATAAACAGCATTGTTCCCATTTCTTCGTGATAGATAATAAAACCACAAGGTTCTTGTGTGTCGTGTTCTGTGTCGAAAGCTTTGACTACAAAGTTGCCAACCTTAAATTCCTTAAATAGCGGCGTTGTGCAATAATGAAAAGTATTCGCTTGGATACCGCACTCTTCAAGAGTGCCTTTGGTCGCATACACGTTGAAAGCTTTTGCGTACTGCTTTATAAAACCTGCGTGGTCGCCGTGACTGTGCGTTACCAAGCATCCATTCACCTTGCTTACATTGCCCTTTAAAGCACCAACAGCGTGCTTGTAGTTTACTCCACATTCTATAATAAGGGCTTCTGTTTCGTTTTGTAAAACGTACCCATTTCCCGAGCTTCCACTGCCTAATGTTGTTATAGTCATTTTTTTATTTAGTAAAAGGAGTGGGAGCTACCCCACTCCTCAAAGATTGAAGATTTGAAACGTTACTGCTTAAACATATCCGGCATTTCTTGTTTGCCCAAAGGCTGCGTCTTGCTCGCAGTTTTCTTTTCTTTTGCTTCCTGCTTAGGCTCGGCAGTAGGAGCGGAAGTCGGTGCGTCGTTTACATTCATTCCAACCTCCAATGTGTTAGCTTCCTGCTTTTCTTTTTCTTGTGCCTGCGAGAGCTGTTCTTCAACAGAAGGCTGTTCTGCATTTTCGGCAACAACCTCTGTGTACTCGGTGTCTTCCACTTCTTCGCGAGTGTGTAAGCCCATTATACAGCCAGGGTCAACGGTGCGTATCAGCCAGCTCGCAGAACGATAGCGGAGCATAAGCTGCGGTATGTTCTTCCATTTTGGGTTGCGAGCGTACCAACCTTCATCTTTCGCCATCTGTATCGTAACCTCAGGACCTTTAACCAAGGCACCCGTTGTTTTGTTGATAGCCGTAGCGAACATGCCGTAGCTGTCAGTGCCCTTTGTGCCTATTTCTTGGTAGTCTATAGGCGTGTATTTACCTGTTGCATTGAAACAAGCAATAGCGAACTTCGCCTCAAAAGAAGGCGTGCCATATACGACAACAAGGTTTTGTAAAACCATAAGTGGGTCGGCTTGCATACGAAATGCCATATTAAGACCTATAAGACAGTTGCCTACGTTCTTTTGATAGATTTGCGGCACAAGAGTTGATTGTGCGAATACTTGCGCCATGCGCTGACCGGTTTCAAAGTCCTCTTTTGAGCTAAAGACCTGAATGGTGTACTGCTGCTGAATAGCAGCGACTTCATTGTTCTCTTCCATATTTCGATGTCTAAAGTTATAATAATTCTACATTAAAAGGTTCTCCGTATTTGCATTGCAAATAAATGCTTTGCTGAGTTGATGTAAGAGCTTTCTCAACCGACTCTTTGCGGTCGACGAAAAGAGGCACGTAAACGTTCTTTGCTTTTGATATGCCATTTATAATGTCGATGCCCATGTTGATAACAGTACCATCGTTGGTGTTGTTGTAGTCAACGCCGTTGCTGTCGATAGCCGTACAAACTTCCTTTTCATCATCGTTGGTGATGTTTTGCTCGTAAAACTTCCACCGTATCAGGGAGAAGAACGAGTTTACATTGTTTTCAACAATCGCTATCTTCGCCTTTTTGTATTCTTTGATTTGACGAATCACCTCGTTGCAATCAGCGACTATCTGCGCAAGTTCGCGAGAACGAGCATCAAGCTTTTCTTTTTCTTTTTCTATGCGTTCGTTCATATCACGACCCGAAATTCTTTTTATCAAATCATCGCGCTTTACGGTTAGCTCCTGCTTCTTTTGCTTGTTTTCTTTTGCTGATGCGTCCACTTCTGTTGTAGGTTCAGTGTTCTTGATTGCTTGCAAGGAAGCGTCCGCTTTTTTCTTTTCTTCGCTTTGTTCCCAAGTCTCGGCTTTTACCTTTGCAAGTTCGTCATTAAGGATATTATGCGCGTCGGTTTTTACTTTAACCTTTTCATTGTCTTTAGCAGCTGTAATCTGCTCAAAAGTGTTAATATTACCCTTAATAATAGCAATTTGACTATTCTTTTCGGATGCTGCTTTTTGTATTTTTGCAAGTTCCTCTGACTTGTGAGCATTAAACTCCGCAACAGCGTTCTCGTACTCTTTGTTTTTCATCTCCTCCGTATAAGGACGACCACAAACGGGACAAACATCTGTTTGGGCAAAGTTAAATTCCTTCTCGTTAACATTGTTCCATCGTTGCATTAGTTCGTTAAACTCCTTTGTCAACTCAGCAAGCTTACATCTGTTTTCTACATTGTTGTCAATATTCTTTTTTTGAATGCGTATTGCTTCGTGCATTTCGTAAGCAGCCGTGTTAACCTTCTCAAAAGCGTAGTTGACGCAAGCAAAGTGTTTGTCCGCCCACACTTTGCGTGTTTTTTCATATATCTTTTCTTCTTCGGCGAGTCTGTTTTGATATTCCTTTTGCTCGTCAACATTGACGATTACGCCTTGTAAAGATGCATCTATTGACGATATTTGCTTATCGACTTCGATTTTTTCTTTTTCGAGTTCAGCAAAATCCTCATCTGATTTCAGCATATCTTGAGCTTGCACTTTGGCAGGAATAGTCTGCAGCTCGTCATTTGCTTTTTTGCGAGTAGCTTTCTGCTGAGTGAACATTTCGGCAATATCCTTCTTCTCCGTCATTACACCTTTGTATACAGCAGGATATTGCGTCATTAAATTTTCTTCGTTTATTTCACCTGCCAAAGACATGAGTATCTTGCGACGAACATCAACCTTGTAAGTCCAAAAAAGGTTGATATTTGAGAGCATAAACCAATCATCAAAATCGCACAGCGAATTAAGTTTTTCTTTAAACGCTGAAACGGAATAAGGCACATCGTCAACAAGTCGCGCTTGTGTCGTACCCAAAAATTTTTCATCGGAAGTATCTTTGCCTTTCCAACGCTCCGATAGTCTTCGTTCTATCTTCACATCGCGCTCGTCGTTGTAATTTAGAATAACTACAACAGAAGTTTCAAGCTTGTGAATAACGTTGTTGTGCTTGTCAAGTGTCTGAACAGTCGTGTCAGGTCTGCTTGTTATTCCGAAAAGACACCACAAATAGGCATCATAAATCGTTGATTTACCTGTTTCATTGCCACCACTAATAATAGTGTTGTGGGCAAAGGTAATTGTTTTGCTCCGCTCTTTTTTAAAGTTTTGGAGCGTCATTGTTTTTAATTCAATTTTCATTGTTGTTTATTTTACGTTAAACTGCTTTTTCTTCGTGTCTTTAATAAAACCTTGCATAGGGTTCGGCTGGTCTGTAATGCCGCGTCTTTGACAATATCTTAACCAACCATTGACACCCAACAAGCCTTTGCTTGTAAGTTCTTTTTCTACCTTTCTTCTTGCTTCTTCTATTTCCTCCTGTATCTCCGCTCTTTTGTTTATTAAAGCATTTTCGCACAGACGAATCGCTTGTAATATTACCTGTGGGTTTATTGTCTTACCTACATATAATGTACCATAAGCACCACTCATAAACTGCTCAAAGAAATAGGTAAGTTCCGTAGGCGTTAAATAGTAGTATTTACTTCGTATCTGACGTGCTATAACAACAACCTGCGTGTCACGGATAGCTTCAAAAGCTCCACAAAAATTAAGAACTTCTATTAATTGAGCCTTAATCCATTTAACAGTAATACCTTTTTCGATTTGAGTATCTATCTCACTTATAGCTAAATCGTTTGTTTTTATAGCCTCTACAGCTGACGATATTGCCTCTTTTCTTTTGCTTATTAATGGGTAGCGTGTGAACATCCATTCTACCGCATTAATCTGCGTTAAGGATTGCTGCTGCTTTTGTTGCAAACTCAACTGCCGTTCTTTGTTCTGTATTTCCATAAGGGTCTATTATTTCGTCCTGCCAACAACGTCCGTTCAGATATGTAAACGGGTCTTTCTGAAATTGCTTGTCTGTAATAGAGCGCACATACGCAGGTGTCGCTGCCATGCAAGCTTGACGCTCTTTTTTCGTCATACGTGCCCAACGCTTTTGACATTTGTCTTTACCCCTTTTCTTGTTGTAAAGATTCCACCATTGTTCAAAGTCGTTGCAAACCTCGTCTATAGTCTGCGGTGGGGTTATTTCGTACCCATTGGCAAGCAACAGGTCGATTGCTTTTTGTATCTCCTCTTTCATAAACTCCGTGTTTTTTAAATGTACTCCCCTCCCCAAAAACGGGTAATCTCCGAGCCAAGTATAGCGCGTTGACCGTTGCGTCTTATAACACATGGTATGATATTGTTGTCCACATAACGGTAAATTGTCGCAACACTGACTTCTAATTTCTTGGCTGTTTCCTTAAGTGAATATCTCCCTTTAGGAATGACATCTGGAATGCTATTTATCATCTTCTTTTTTTTTGTTACGCCGCAGTATGTTGTACACCGAGGCTTCGGTTAGATAATTGAAATCGTGCATAGTCCGGCGGATGGCATCCATCTTTCCCATGCCTTGCCGCAAATAAAGCTCGACTGACATGCAAACAGCCTGCTCTTTCTTTTTTCTTGCTTCTGTTACCATTTTTTAACTATAATCTTATATATAAATTAATACGTTATTAATACCTTTGCGCCGTACACCTTAACAGGGTATCTAACACGCCACAAAATTAATAAAAAACTATTATAATTACTAATAATCTATTAGTTTTTATATAATTTTAAATATTCTTATGGGTTCAATAATAAATAGAGTCAAACAAGTTGCCACATATTATAATACATCTGTGGTGAAGTGGGAGGAAACATTAGGTCTTTCTCCTTCGCATTTTTATAACATCAAAGCCATATCGAGAAGAACAGCTCGTAATATTAATAAGGTATACCCAGAGTTGAATATAGAATGGCTTATTACGGGCAAAGGAGAAATGTTGAACTCCAATGTGGTTCTCAATAGAAATACCAGCTATACCGTTCCATTGTTGCCTATTGCAGCTCAAGGAGGTACGCCTGACAGTTTTGAATCGCAAGTTGAAACTTACGAATGCGAAATGATTGTCAGCCCTGTGCGCGATGTCACACTTGCTGTTACAGTTAATGGAGATAGTATGTCGCCTGAATATCCTAACGGAAGTAAAGTATTCGTGCAGCGTGTTAATGAGAAATCTTTCATTGAATGGGGAGCAACGTATTTGCTTAATACCGTAAACGGCGCTGTTATAAAAAATGTAATACCCGTCAAAGACGACGACACGAAAATTATCTGTCGCTCTATAAATCCTAATTTTGCAGATTTTCCTGTAAACGTTTCGGATATATTAGAATGGTATCGCGTGCGCTGTTGTGTAACAATAAAGTAAAAAAATATACAAAACACGCAAAAAACGTGCAAACAGCACAATACCCAAATACTCAAAATGTTGACTATCAATTAAATATACAATCAAATGGATACATCTAACAGATGTGGGCAGGTGTTTTTCAAAAAACTAAGGCATTAAACAGTAACGCCCGTGTTTACAACGTTTGCAAATGCTCAAACTTTCTTAAACGGAAGCATAATAAAGCAAAAACAATCACTAAACGTGCAAAAAACGTGCAAAAACAAGCGACATGATAAAGGTATCAATAAGGCTTGACAAAAGGTATCGATTAAAAAATGGCAAATTTCCTGTGCGTATAAAAATTGCGAGAAAAGAGAATGTCTTGTATCTGCCTACAGGTTATGAGCTTGAAGAAAACGAATGGGATGCCGAAAGCCAAAAGGTAATCAAAAGAGCGGACAGAAAAATCATAAATGCACGCCTCGCCAAACAATACTACGAGGCGTGCGAAAAATTATCGTCTTTACAAAAAGAAGGAAAGCTGCGTTTTTACAACAACAAAAAACTGCAAGATTATTTGAATAATGAGTGCACAGATGAACAACTGGAGAACAGTCTTTTTAAAACTCAATTTCAAAACTTTGTTGCTACCAAAGAAAATGCGAACACTCTGGAAATATACAATACGACTCGGCAAAGCATAATTGATTTTTGTGATTACGATACACTTTTACTCGAAGACATAGATTTTGATTGGCTAGAATCGTATGTAAGGCACCTGAAAAACAAAGGCAATAAAACAAATACTATTGCCACAAAACTAAGAGGCATTAAGGCTGTTGTTAATTACGCGAAAAAGAAAGGCATTATAAACTATTATGTATTTGACAGCTACAAGCTTCCGCGAACCGAAACCCCAAAACGCTCTTTGTCTGTCGAGCAACTGCGCGAACTACACTCTTTAAAACTTACAGAAGCACATGCTAAGTATCGCGATTTATTCTTTTTAATGTTTTTTCTCATGGGTATAAACCTTGTAGACCTATCAAGGCTTACCAACATAGAAAATGGGCGTGTGTCATACAAAAGAGCCAAGACAGGCACGCTTTACGACATTAAAGTAGAGCCCGAAGCGCAGGATATAATAGAGCGTTACAGAGGCAGCGAGCATTTAATTTCGCTATTTGACAAGAAGGCGTACACAAATGTTATGAAAAGGTTCGAAGACGTGCTGAAAATACTTGGCAAAGAAATCGGCGTGCCCAACCTAACGACATACTGGACACGCCATTCGTTTGCTACTATTGCTTATGAAATTGGCGTACCCACGGATGTGATAGCCGATTGTTTAGGACATAAGTCTGCACATCGAATGACAAATATATACATACGTAAAGATGCGAAATTTGTTGACGAAGCAAACAGAAAAGTAATTGATTATGTATTATATAATAAAAGGTAGAGCAATTTGTTTGTCCTACCTTTTGTGCTTATATTGCGTTCAAAATTTGCAAATCGTGCGCTTCACCTATCACGCCTACGACGGGTATTCCGCAAGCGTCCGCCACGCGGCGTTCCGTTTCACAGCCTTTTGAGCAACGCCATCGGTTCGGTACGACAATGCCGTCGCAGCCGAGGAGTAGGCGTAAATCCTCTTTCATGTGCTCCGTGTACGGCGCAGAGTCGGATAAAGGTTTACTCATGGGATTGACTGCTTTGTAGCCGAGAATTGTTAGTTCTTTCTCAATACGAGCGAAGAACTTGTGTCGCTCGTTGAGATTATAGCCGGTAATCGGTGATGATATGTAAATTTTCTTTTTGCTCATTTTGTTTATCAGATTAAAATATTTTCATTGTTATTTGATTTAATTTATAGCGTCTTAACCAATACTTTATATTCTTCATCCTCATCCTTGATTTGATAGCCATTAGCTATATACCAATCAAGCACCCATTTAGGGGTATCTGAAGGATGATATGTCAGAGCAATGGTTTTAGCACCCTTTAATTTGCTGTTATATTCGGCAGCTCTTAACATATAATTGCCGCCGCCTTTGCCGCGCCATTGTGGGTCTACCCATAATGCGTATAGTATACAATCGGCGTTGCATATATTCTCTTTATCTTCCTGTTTAACAGGAAAACAGACTTGCACGCTTCCTCGATACGCCTCGTCTGTGATAAGAATATGCAAGCCGCTCTCCCATGTTTGAAATTGTACCATATCATTAAGTTTGATTAACATCGCAACGCTTGAAGCAATACATAGCGCCCACGCGCTCGGTATCATGCGTGCTACGCTGTTCCCATGTGAAGGAAATTTTATTTACTTTTTTGTTCATAATTCGAGTTTTATTAAAATTATTTTCTACGCGCCAATTCTTATGTGCACGTATCGAGTTTTCAATTCCTTTTTACGATACCACCTGCGTACCTCGTATGCAACAAACACGCCACACATTTTGGGGTATTGACGCGGTTCTGTTTCGATTGATGTACTTATCTTTTTAAACTTTACTTTAGTGCAGAAAGGATGCGTCAGAAACATGGTTTTGTAACGCTTCTTTGTTTTTCTAATCTTCATCCTTCACCTCCTTTTTAATAGCTTCGAGCTGCTGTATGATGTTGTCTATCGTCTTGCCGCTGTAATCAACGGCAATTTCTTTCAGTACGGCAATATGTGCCGTCAGTCTGATATAATCTGCCTGTTTCATTGTTGTATCAATTTTATATAATAATCCGAACGCTATTAATTCGCTTAAAGCTAATATAACACCATAAGCGGTGTTTAAAAGAATTACTATTATAGTAAGCGCAACCAAAAGTAAAGCTACTACTATCCATTTGTATTTTGGCATATTCCTTTTTGTTTATGTTCCTTGTTCCAGTCGTTCACGGTTCCAGTCGTTCACGAAATCTGCAAGGCTTCTGACGATACCCGTGAAAACGTTAAAACTGATATAGTCTGTCATTGTCGGATCTGTAATTATGACACGTCTCTCATCTTCCGTCACCCGAACCCTAAGCGTTATCTTTACGTCCTGCATATTAGCCTCCTTTCTGTTCTTGTCCTTCTATCCAGTGTATTGTTCGACCGTATCGGGGTCTACCTGCGTGTCGCATCCGCAACCGTTGCTTATATACTCACCGTCTACGAGGTGGAGTAAGTCGCCATACACCCACTCGCCATTGTCGAGGCGTTTGCCCCTGAATATGATTTCTTTGTTGTTCATAATTTATCTTCTGTTTTATCATCGGATTTGATTAACAATAGTATGCAGATTACATATTCCGCTGACAGTAACGCAAAAAAGTATTGTATACCGAAATAAGTATTAATTATTGCATTGACTGCCGAAACCACGGAAGCAAGCCCTACCGCAAGCATCGCCAATGTGAATTTATTATTTAATTTCATCTTCAATTTTTTATCTCCGAATTTAATTAGCAGCAGACCGCAGATTATAAGTTCCGCTGCTATCAATAAAAAGAAGTATTGCATGCCGAAACTGCAACCAACTATTAAATTTATTGTGAAGAGTGTCATGAAACAGCCAAGCACAAGTAATATTACACCACATTCTTTCATGCTTCCTCCTTTACTCCGAACGGCGCACCGTCGGCAAATGTATATTGCTTAAACGTTTCGTTATAATCATAAAATGCCACTTCTTCGCATACATCTATCATTGAAATTCTACTATCCGTAATTTTTAGAATATAGTAAAGTTCATCATCATCTTTATGTTTTAACCACCCAAACGGTTGATGCTTCAGCATCTCTTGCCAGCACTCGTCTGCATCCTTAAACGGGCGGTATTTGGGTTCGGGTTTGATACGGTATTCGTAATCTGAATGCCAATCCGGTTCATCTATGTTGTGCCATACGTCAGTATCATCTTCTGATGGTGTATGATGCGGAACTATTCTTGAAAGCCAGCCTACGTTTCCAGCTTCATCTATAACCTTATCTCCAACTTTAAAAGGTAAGGCTTTAATATAGTCTTCTTGAAGTTGTTTCATATCTTGAAGTAATTCCTCGCGCCTTACATTTAACTTTACCATTCTATCTATGAAAGGCTTGATTGTTTCTCGTCGTTTTAGCCATCCATCTATTTGCTTGTCTAATTCTTCTTTTTTCATAATTATTTTTCTTTTTCAATTTTTTCCAATGCGTTATTAAGTCTAACATTCTCCTCGCGATAATAATCCACCTTCTGCTTCAACTTTTTTATATAATTTTTTCTTTCCAGATATTTATAGTATGGGTATAATAGAAAGTCAACAAACCGCTCCAAAATATCAAAGTAAGCATCAAAGACAGATTCGCTTGTGACTCCTCTAAATAAGGCGTAAGGGATGTATCCAATTAGCACAACTGGAATTAATGGCACCATTATCGTAACAGTAATGGTTTTTACTAAAAAGACTTTCATATTTCTCTTCTTTTTTACTCTCCCCACTGTCACTGGGGAGAGGGAATGATTAGTTAATTATTTCTATATTAGCTTTCTGCGAGATTTTATTTTATAAAAAATTGACCGACTATACGCGTCTGCTTTGCGTGAAGCCACAAGTAGGCGATAATCAGCTTTCCCTTTATGATGAAAAAGTTTACCGCGTTGTCGTATCTCCCATTTTTGTAACCAATACTTATTTTTGCATGGCTTTTTACCGAATAGATTGCAATACCATTTATATAAAGGGCTTGCATTCACGATTTTCTTTGCTAATCTTGCTTTCATAAGCTTGTTTTTTTTAATATTCTCTTATTCCGTAGACTATCCTTGCAGAGAAGGACGGTGCAATCACGGTGGACGGCGTTTGCAGTCTATTATCATGTACTTTGTTCTATCCATATTGCTCTATTTTACAAGTTCGAAAATCGTAAACGAAAACCCAAGGATTGCTATTCCATGTGCCATTGCCACTGATTTTGTCTATCAAGGCAGCGTAAGCCTCTTTCGCTGTTCTGTACGAGGAGTTTACCAAGCTTGTGTACCAATACGTCACACCTTCGAGTCCTACGTTATGTGCCTCCCAAATACCCTCCGCTATGCAATCTTCATCGCTGATGTCTTGCAGACGTTCTACGCGGATGTTGGTGATGCAAATATGATGGGGCATAAGGTCTGCCTTAACAAACATCTTATTGCTGCATCCTTTCTCGTATTTGATGCACTCCAAAGGCATTCCGTTTTTACCACAAAGACGATAAAATTCATCGTCCTTTCTCAAATCTTCGTATTTTTGAGCGATGGCTATAGTTTCACCGAGTTTGTAAGCGGATTTGGCGAGAAGTATTCCATCGCCAAACAGACATGCTTTGCCTTTGTTTACTCCTTCTAAATCCTGCCTAACCATAATATCTCTCCATCTTCCTGCTGTATAGGCTACTCGTCTTGTCTGTGTCTTTCTGCCTTCGAGTACAGCTTGTGTTAAGCCGTACTTGTCGTTGAACATTATCTTTTTCATTTTTTATCGTTTTAAATCTCCGAGACAGACAGGCACAGCAAACTGGAGTTTTGCCAGGGTTTTCACCTGTAGTTTTATCATCATTGCGGATGTTCCTTGTCTTGATGATTAGCCCTGCCTAATAAATCAAGACTTGAAACCTGTGCTGAATTGTCTATGCGGTAATTGTACTTTTACGGCTACAGCAAATGCCAACCAGTCTAAAACGGCTCAACATCATACTGTGCCTGCTGCCACCGGAGATGGTTAATAATGTCTTTTGAAAACTTTCTCTACTTGTAGAAGTTTCATTTTTTACGCTCTTAATTCTGCGTTCAGCCCCAACGCCCAAAGGATATGCTGGAGTTCGTGAACGTATTTAATTTCTCGTAATTTTTTGCCGTCGAGGTAGGCGGCAAACTTATCCCCCTCGACCTCGTACACGATATTGATGCCGAGGTCGTAATGATAGAAGTCGTACCATTCCGAAGTGCCTTCCTTTTGGTGCTGCTCCTCCTTAAACCCGTTCTTTTCGAGGAGTTCGGGCGTGAGAGAGATGCCTTCAATGCTACAACACCAAGCTCTCCAAGGTCCGTCGTCGTCATCGTAGGTAGCGATTAGACCGACGACACCTACTTTGTCTTTATAGACTTTCTCGGGACGTATATCGATAACAACGCACATTGTGCCTTTCGGAAATGCGCAATCGCGGTTTGTTCTTACAAGGTCGCCTATTCTTAGGTCTTCTGGTTTAATCATTTTTTTGTGCATTCTTTTGTAAATACTACTCTTTCATCTTTTTTGTCATAAGGGCAATTAAACACCTGAGGGCAAAGAGCGCAGCTTATAATGTGACGCACGTCACATTTCATTCTTGATTTGTAGCTCATTTCTTTCTTCTTTTATTTGAGTTTTGAAGTGCTTGACCGTAATCCTTTGGGGAGGCTACTGCGTCTGGAATAACATCACATGCTGATGGCAAATAATAAAGCTGGCTTACGAATTTCATTTCTCACCTCCTTTCGGCAGCAAGTCCTCTATGTAACACCACTTAGTGATGCTGTTATACGCAACAAACTTTGCCCATTCAACATCCGAGAAGACTCCATCTATGCCAACGTCCATAGTGCCTCTATCATCAAGCCATTGGTATAGGATAACAGCATTGCCTTCGGGTTTTACACTTGCGTCGTGCCAAAGAGCTTTCTTAAACCATTCAACGCCATCTTCAAACGAGGCGCGACACGCTTCTTCTCTATCCAATGTGCTACGACACGGATTGAAATAATCAGCATTCATAATTGCTGCTTCTTGTATTTTCTTTTCGTCAATCATAATAGTTTTGTTTTAAAGTTATCGTAAATTTCCAAGTCATTCCACCATTCTTCTCTGCCGAGTTCAACGTGTCTGTTTTCGGGCGTTTTTTGCTTTGCAACTGCCTTTATCCACTCGTTAGGAACAATAAACGGTTGCAAGCCGCTGCATTTCTTTGACTTGCCAATCACCTTGCCATTGTCGTATGCGTATAGCGGTCGATACTCGCCATCGAAGCGGTAGCAGATAGCTTGATATAATCTCTTGTTTGTTTTTCTGTAAAATACCACCTTGTAGCGGTTCCCTCGATGTAGCGCAGCGAGTGCGTGCATGAAGTCCTCGTAGCCGACGTGCGTATTCTTCTTGCCGTTCAACTCATAGAAGTAATGTTTAAAGATGTCGCGTCGCATATAGAACCATAGAAAGTCCATATCGTCGTCTGACATCTGTGGAATTGACTTATATACAATCTCCTGCCAGACGTGCTGTCGGAGGTGCGAGCCTCTTGCGAAACCCTCAACCGCATAGAGGAAGTCGTGCACATTTAAAGAAAGATTTATCATACTTAGAATTTTTCTCTTATTTTCTGATATTGCTTGGCAAATGTCTTTTCCGTTACCCATGCGCTGTATCGTGTGCGGTAGTAACGCTTAGGCTTGCCTGAAACAAGCCCTGTTGCGTCACGAGGAGTATTCACGCTCATGTATATCTTTGGCACGATGTCCGTTGACACATACGATGTGATATACTCGTCTTCGAAAGCGATATGTCCAGTCTCGCGGAACTTGACATCTGCAAGCGAGAAGTCTTTTGCCATGCTGTTATTCGGGAGATTTATTCGTGCCTAAAAGGTACTCGTTGCCCTCGTATGGGACGCAGTACTTGTAGATACTTGATAAACAGGTGTAAGGGTATCGTTTATTGAATGTATTGTAGTGAGAGAAGAGCTCACAACGCCATACGCTATCTTCGTTGCATCTCACTAAGACCTTGTTGAACGGCTTGAACGAACACTTAGGTTCAGCAACCTTAACAGGCTCTACTTGCAGCGTTTCGGGGTTATACTTGCCGCCATAGTGCTTTTCTGCCGCTTCAATAAACTCTACTCTCTGTTTGTCGGTGGCTTTTACAAAGCAATCCGTGGCGCAGACTTCTTCTTCTCCAAATATATGGTCATCATAATAGTTGAGTGTTGTATTGAACTCGGTGTAATCGTTATTCACCCAACCTTCAAAGATTGCAAGCATTCCGCCGTTAGGGTTGTACACCACGTCACCACGCTTGAAGAACTTGCTCCAGCAACGCATCCCTGAAGAAGGAAAGAGGACGGATTCACTACCCTCTATTTTAGAAAGATAACAACCGTCTTTTGTGAAAGCGTGAAACGACTTTCCACTTTTAATATGAACAGAGATTGGATATTCGTTGCCGTTAAAAACGTCTTCAAGCTCGCATTTGCCGAACATTGGTGAATACAAATTTGTGCCTTTTGGCATATCGCGGAGTATCTCCGCAATGTTAATCTTGTCCTCCATTTTCTTCCTCCGTTTCTTTTGTGTTATACTTAGCCTCATAAGCTTCTATTGTTATTTTCATTTTGCTTGCAATATCCAACAATTCCTTGTAGTCCTCTATTATCATTTTGTATATTGAAGCTCTGCCGAGAAAGTACCAGGTATCTCCAAGACCGATGACATTGATGATTGTTAATACTATTCCTATCATAATTCGGTTTATATATCGAGTTTTTTAACACCATCGAACACTGTCTCTATCCGTGTAAGTCTTAAACCGCCCAAACAAGCGTCACTATTGGGGTCGTCTTTGAAAGTGTATAAGATGACATCTACGAAATGTGTCATCTCGACCTTTATTTCTCTACCTCTGTACTCGCTGTTGAGTTCTGCGACTACGCTTTTAAGCACCTCAAAAAGCATAACTGGAGTAAACTTCTCGCTAAACACAAACTCTGCATTTCTAAAAGCTTTCAAATTGTATGCAAGATCCTGCGTCTTTTTGTTATGAACGCTACATCTCGGGCATTCGCAATAAAATATTACTTCTTCCATATTATTGTATTATTAGTTTCTTAGTATGTGCGCTTTTACCACCTTGTGAACAGCTCGTGGCTGCGCTTTGTTAAACTCTTCCACAAACCACCGCTCGTACTCGTCGTGGAAACGTGGCTTGTGTTATTTCTTGCCTTGGAGAGGATAAATATCTGCGATAAATTTTTCTCCGTTGTCTAATGTCAGTACAGCTTTCATAACTTGCCTGTTTTAAATCCCAACTCCTTAGCTATTGCAAGGAAGTAGGAGAGTTTGTCGGGTGATACACTGGTCTGCTTGCCTTGCGAACAGACAACACCATCTTCAACCTTGAAGTAGATATTGCCATCCATGTTGATGTAGTAAATCTCACTTTCCATATTACTTCACTTCCATGCTGATTAAGTCGTTGAAATCTTCTTCCGACTTGCAGTCGTAGCAGTAAGTCAGCGTACCGTCAGCATCCTTTGTGAGCATCATAATGCTGTTGCCGCTGCTAAGCAAGTCTTGAAGCATATCAATACGAGGATATATACTTACGCTGTTGTTCTTGCTAAACCAACGAACGCCCGAAATAAGGCTTGCGGTGTAGCGCGCATACTGTTCGTCTACGCCCTTTTCGTAAGAAACAAAGATGTAATCATCTCCTTTTATGATAGACCACGCATTGCGCAGCCTGTCAACAAATGTCTTGATTGTTTTCTTCATATCTGTTGTTGTTACATGTTAAAGTTAATTTCCTCGGCAGGAACCATTTTAAACGACTCGACGTTCTCGCAGCCCATATTATCGCCATTTACGGTTATAATATCCATTGTTTTGTCGTAAGCGTTTGGGTATATCTCGGATATTGTTTCCGCTGATATAATAGTCGGCATGGTGTCACCTCTCTCGAACACCAAAAGAAAATAAGGTTTGTTGTTTTCGTTTGTCATATTATTGTCTTTTTGTTACAATTTCCAGTGCTCCAAGCAAAGTCTTTTCGCTAATTCCGTTGCCGGATGCAACGCCATCTTCCTTGATAGAATTGAGAGCTTCTTTGAGGCATGTGGCATCAGAGGTGAGTTGTTTTATGAGGACACTAATTTTTTTGTCTACATTTCTCACATCGTCACGATTGGCGTTTACCGAGGTTAGTATCTTGACGCAACACTCCTCGAAATAGTCCTTTAACGTTGCTTCGTGCTCCTCCTTTATCTCCTCGGCAACAGCCGACGAACGAATAGGGTATGTGACAAAGTCGCACCTTATTCTGTCATTTGATGTTTTTTCGTTTCGGATGCGCACATCGCGTAACTCCCTAGAACAGCTACCTATCTTTACAAGATAAACTCCTTCGCCATGTGGGTAATAGTCAAGAAAATAGCGTTCGTTCCCAGTAAGGGTTTCGCTTTCTTCAATTACACCCAAAATCGGTATTCTTACTTCTTTTTCCATGAGTTTGTTTTCTTTTGTTTCGCCAGCATACGTTGTACGCCCTACGTTCAGCTCGCTCATGCTGTCCTTTTTAATCTCGTAGGCTTCTTTATCCATTGCTTTCATAGATTAAAGTTCATTATATTCGTTGTATTTCGCAGAGTTTCCGTGAAGAAACCCGATTGTATAGCCGATTGAGCCTACCACAAAGGCGACGTAGGCTACGAGTAGTATTATTCCGGTTGTTGTCATTGTCATTTTGTTTTTTTGCACCATAAATCTATCTCGATGTATGCTCCTGCCCATATCGCTTCTTCAACTGTTGCGTCAGGATGCTCTCTTAGCCATTTCTGTATCTCGTCTTTCAGTGCCATTTGTTGATGTTTTAGGAGTCCATTCAATTCCGAGCTTTGCAAGCGTGCCGTCCTTGTAGGCGTTGTATGCCATCTTCGCTTGCAGGCAGTTGGGGTTTCTGTCAGCAGCCTTGGTGGCTACGAGTAGTATTATTCCAATTGTTGTCATAAAGTGCATAATTTCAAATCTTAGTTTTTCAATATTAAATATATACCATATTATAGTACGACGTATTTGTTGGCGTATATTTTATATATCCAGTTACGATAACTATAGGTATAGTTTGTAAGTATGTCTTCTGTGTATTTTGCAAACATGCTAAATCTTTTGGCGATATTGCGCATTTTCTTTACGATACCATAATTCGCTGCGAATTTTACTATTTGCATTGATTTAAAGATAGACATACCTATTTTTGCCGCCATATATTTGTATGAAATACCTCTGTCTATAAATCTTCTGCCATAACCAAAACGATTACAAGTTTTCACCGCTTCCGTATATTCTTTCTTAGAATGTGGGTTGCGCTTCTGCTGAATCATTTGTTCGGCAAAGTCTTTTCGGCGTTGTATTTCTACGAGCAACATCGCGACTAAAACATTTTCTAAATTCTTGATTTCTTGTGCATAGGCATTCTTTTTTAAGTTTACATCAGGTTTAAATTCAACACTCGGCAGGACAACGTTGCGGTGAGCGGTATGACTGTGCAACGATTTAAAAACGAGGTGCTTTTTATCAACGCCCGTTTCTTCAATCAAGCCCATGCTGCGCAAAGTAGCCAATCTTGCCTTTATAGCGTTCACGCTTACGCCTGTTATATCATGTAATTTGTTAATATTCCAATTCTTAATGATAGAATTGCGAGAGTGCGCTTTTACAAACAAAGAAAACGCTATCGCCTTTCTTAACTCGGAATTGCGATACATTTGATTTATTATATATCTCTTTACTTTCATGTTTGTAAAAACAAAAGCGACAAGGTTGTGTACTTACCTCGCCGCTTCGTATTTAATGCGTTTGTAAAAACGCGCCTAAATCCATGTTCGACACTTCACGATGTACACGGGTCGTTAAGTGGTGCATTGTAGCAATACTTTTGCTTTTGCACGCCACAAAATTAATAAAACATTCTCAATCTTAATAACTTTCTATTAATTATTTATAATATTTTAAGAGTTTGTATTGAAATTCTATTAGTTTTCACTAACTTTGAAGCGATAATTATTAAATTTATTGCTTATGATGTATTCACAAACAGAACAGTACCTTTGGGCTGACCGCATTCTAAATGCCGTTTGTGCGGTTGGTGGCATAACCTTTATGCAACTGGTGTCAGAGATTAAAACGGCGAAAACCAACGAGCTTCGCGGCTTGTACTGTCTTATAACAAGAGATTATAACATTCATCCCGAACGCGCCGCACGGCTTATTTCTCGCACAAGGCAGAATGTTATCAACCAGACACGCAGATACTGGCAGTATATGCAAGCCAAAGACAAAACTATCGTGAGTTTATACAACAAAATCAAGGACTACCTAAAACAATACGACAATGAGAAGGGATTATGATGTAACAATACCGGATATGCTGTTTCCAACGGACAACGAGCTGGAAATACCTACGCTCGACATTAACATGCAGGCTCGCGAATGTCAGATACCATTCCTCTGCTTCGGCGAGCAAAAGCGTACATACAACATGAATGGGCAAGGAACGCTGCATTTTTATACTGATGACTATCGCTTTACATCGGTATACGAACACCCTGAAAAGATATTTAAGCAGCACCGCCCTGCGAATATCGTAGAGCCAAACTTTTCGCTTTACAACGAAACGCCAATATCTTTCGGTATGCAAGCACTTTACAAGAAGCGCTGGATAGCTCGCGCGATGCAATCCCGAGGCATCGGAGTATTCGTCGACCTTAACGTAGCGCAGAAATGGTACCAGCTAAACATGCTTGGTGTTCCGCGCGGCTGGCAGGCTTTTGCAACTCGCGGTTATTCGAACAGACTAAACAATCTCGCGTTTGAATTGTCAATCGCCAAAGACTGGGCGCTCGGCAAGACCCCTTTGTTTGTGATATACGGCGGTGGCAACGAGTGCCGGCGGTTCGCCCAAGAGAACGGGTGCGTATATATCAACCCTGTCGTTACGACAAAAAAGAAGCTTGAAGCCGTAAAAAAGATACAGGAAGGCGTTGCGTTCTTCAACGAGGAGTTTTCTTTGAAGAAGGAGCTGGAAAAGCTCACACCGTTTACGCATCAGATAGAAGATTATTCTAAGATGAATAAACAAATCGGAGAAAACAAAGAAAGTTTATCCGAGAACGAATAGGATTTGTGTTCATATTAACAAAAGCAGTACCTTTGCTTAAAACATAAGCAATAGGTTAAGTTTAGAGAGGCTGGCTCGCGAGAGTCGGTCTTTTATTATATATATTATTGTAGTGCACCTATAAAAGGTTTAAAACATCTTAAATACTAAATTTTTCCTATTAATAATTTTGTTGCCTATTAATAAATTATTAATTTTGTGGTGTTGAAATTAATAAGCAACTAAAATAGGAGATACAACAATGTTTGAATTATCACAAAACAAAATCAAATTCGAGCTTACAAAAAGAGAACTCAGAAAGCTCAACACGCTCAAGAACAAGGTAGCGAAACTTAACAATGACCTTAGAGAGTATTTTGATACTTGCCGTGAAATGTCGCTGCCCAACATCGAATGTACATGTATAGGTTACAGCCCAATGGGTCTTGTAGACACGCAGGACATCAAAGACAAGGATGGTAACGTGTTTGGCTTTCGCGCCTACGTTGACGACCTTGAAACAGCGGTTGTCTATGTTGAGGAGGAAGGCGAGATATTTTTTAGCGGTTTGGAAGAACTCGAGGATGATATTAAATATCAGCGTCGCAGACTCAACAAGCTTGGAGAATTTTCAAGTCTGAGAATCCTGACGCGGAACTTGAACGTGATGACGAGGATTAATTGTTTACACAGGGTAGGCGCTGCTTACCCCCCCGAATTACATAAATCATTAACTTTGCAAAAAACAAAAGATTATGGCAAAAGGTGGAGGTCCAACAAGAACAGTAAGCGCAAATAATGCGAGCGCAAGCAGAACAA